TCGCGGAAGATATTACTGCATCTTATGTTAGAGATAAAGAAGGAGAATTGCGTATTAGTAATGGTCTTATCTTTTTAAAGAAAGGATTAGTTTTAAATATCGACGTAGATAGAAGTCAAATTGAGACAGAGTTTTCGAGTGGATATTATTTAGAAGAGCATATACCTTCTAAAAAAGCTTCATCAGAACATTTTAAAGCTGATGTGGATTTATATTATGACCCATGCCTTATTCCTGAAACAGAAGTAAAAAGCATCATGGATGAATTAATAAAATTCAAAGTTGAACCTAAAAAGAAAAGTGAATTAAAGTTCTTATGTGTAGAAGATGGAGAGCTCGCTTTAAAAACATTAGAAATTAAAACTCCAGAAGTAGATATTGCATTAAACTATGGTTCTAAATTTAAAGAACTATATGATTATATATGTGATAGAATGGTTGGAGATGCAAATAAGAATAAAGGATTAGTATTATTACACGGAACACCAGGAACAGGTAAAACTTTCTTAATTCGTCATTTAATTAATTCTTTATCTGATAAGAAGCAAGTAATTTATATTCCACCAGATATGGTATATGAATTATCTTCTCCTAAATTTTTACCATTCTTAATGTCTAATCAAAATTCAATCTTAGTTATTGAAGATGGAGAGAATGTAATTAAGAGTCGTAAATCAGGACAAAACCAAGCTGTGAGTAATTTACTTAATGCTGCAGATGGCCTCTTGTCCGACGCTTTAAACGTACAAATTATATGTACTTTCAATTGTGCTATCTCAGATGTGGATGATGCATTATTAAGAAAAGGACGTTTAATTGCTAAGCACGAATTTAAAGCTTTATCTAAGGAAGATGCACAAATATTGCTAGATCATCTAAAAATCGCATATGTAGCGACAAAAGATATGACATTGGCGGATATTTATAACTGTATGGACGAGGGATTTGAAGTAGAAAGAAAGTCTGTAGGGTTTTAGTATTTAATATAAAATTAATGGTACTTGAAAATTTGTCAAAAGAAGAATTAAAAGAATTGTGTAAACAAAAAGGTTTATCCGATTATGCTAATTTATCTAAGCCAAGATTAATACGTATTCTTAATTCTTTAGAAAATCCTGAAGAAGAAGAAAAATTAGTTGAAATCGTTGCTGAAGCTATTGCTGAAGTAAAAGAAGAACCTAAGCCTATTGTTAAAGCCCCTAAAGTTATTAAAGAAGTTGTTAAAGAGGTAAAAGTATTATCTCCACAAGCTGCTAGATGGAAAACACATTTAAAGCAACTTAACATAACTCCTAAAGACTATCTTACTAGATTTCCTGATCATATGTATAAAAGATACATAGAAGAATTAATTTAACACTTTAAAATATGAAGCCAATGAATTTAGAAGACAGATTTGATGCATTGCATCAGTTTGGTATTGATTTACCATCAGCAACAATATTCTTAGCAGGAGAAATAGATGGAAATCTAGCTACAGCATTAAGAATTAAGTACGCTATGTTAAAAGATTATTACCGCACTGAGAAAGAGCCTTTACACGAAATCAATATTGTTATAAATTCATTTGGAGGAGATGCTAACGCAATTGCTTCTGTCTTAGATTTCTTTGAGGAAATTAAAAAGAGAGATACTGTATTAGTTAATATTCAAGCAGAAGGTGTTTGTATGTCTGCAGCTACGTTTATTGTAGGTGGAGCAACAGGTGTTAGAAAAGCTAATAGAAGATGTCGTTTTATGGTTCACGAAATTCAAATTGAAGGTATCGGTGGAACAGCAACTCAAACAAAAGCTTCTAATGCTGAGATTGAACGTATGCAAAAAGAATGTTATGATATCTATGCAGAAATATCTTTCCGTAATAGAGTATTAGCAGGTGAAACAATTTCTAAAGAAGAATTTGATAAAGAATCCGATATGTGGGAAAAGCTTTGTACTAAAGAAACTTATTTAAGTGCTGAGGAAGCAGTTAAAAAAGGTCTTATAGACCAGGTTATCTAAAGACCTATTTCAATTTTATTTTATAGCCTGAGAATTTTTCCAAGTACTTTGTAATAGGAACCCCATTACCGTCTTTGAAAATACTATCCCCATCAGAAGTCAAGAAATCGATTGTTCCTTGAGGTGCCATATTAGCTGCACCTAGAATACCTGATTCTGTAATATAAATTCCTCCTATAACACGAGATTGATACTTTCCTATATAAGTGGCTAACATTCTTTTATTCTCTTTTAAAAGCATTCTAATAGAAGCTTCTTGTAACTCAGGATTATCTAAGAATTGTTCTTTTGTAATCGACCCTAAACCGATTTGGGTTAAAGCTGCACGTCCAAGTTGGTACTTACCCATATAACCATATTGATTAACAGCCTTATAACTTCCGCCACTTTCCAATTGACCTAAATCATCAAGGAATTTCTCAAATGTTTTAGTTTCATCAGAAACATAAACAGTTTGACCAGGCATCACTTGCCATTTAGTTTGAACATTAGGGTTTACAATGTAATAATACAAAGGATAAGTGATAGCAAAGAAGATTGCTAAAGTAGCACCTACTCTTTTAAGATAACGTTGCTTACGATAAGCAAGAACATACTTTGCCGCACCTAGAAAATACTTTTTTTGGTAGTACTTTGATTGTCTTCTAAAGATGTGGTATTGCGCACGATCATCTTCGATGATGGCTTTCTCTTTTAACATATCTGTTTCCATATTATAAAGATACATTATTGGTTGTAAACACCCTCACTTCTTGTAACCTAGGCACCCATTGAAATTTATGTTATTTTCTACTATTTAATTAAACATAAACAACATAAATATGTTAACATTAGATAAACAAATATGTGTGTACTTACACATAAACCCAGTTAAACAAGAAATATTCTATGTTGGTATTGGGTTAAAAAAAAGACCGTACTGTGAAAACAATAGAAATAAATACTGGAAAAACACAGTCAACAAATATGGATATGAAGTAGTTATTATCCATGATAATTTGTCTTGGCAAGAAGCTAGTTTGTTAGAAAAAGAGTATATTAAGCAATTCGGTCGCCGAGATTTAGAAGAGGGAACATTAGTTAATATGACAGATGGAGGAGAAGGTGGTTATAACATGTCCAGAGAATCAATAGAACGAGGAAGACTTAAACGCAGTGGACAAAAAAGAACTCAAGAATGTAGAAACAGATTAAGTTTATCTCACATAGGTAAACCCTCAAACATGAAAGGGAAATCTCATTCCGCAGCCTCAAAGCTAAAGATAAGTGAAATGAAAAAAACGCAAGTTAAACCTCTTACTTTTGTTATTTTAAAATATAACTTGAATAATGAGTTTATAACTTCTTACGCAACATACAGGGAGGCACTTGAGAGTGTGAATGTTTTCAGAAATAATAGCCAAATTTCTAATGTGTTTAAAGGATTGAACAGTTCTTATAAAGGATTTATTTGGAAGAAAGGAGATTTGGAATGTTAACTATGGACTATTTGAAAACTCTTTCGCCGGAACAAAGACAGAAGGCAGTCATCCAAGAGTTTGTAAAATGTAAAAAAGACCCAGTATATTGTATTGAGACTTATTTTACAGTTATGGATGCAGCAAAAGGAGCCAGAGTACCATTCAAACTATATCCCCATCAGCAAAGAGCAGTAAGAGATTTTGAAGAAAACGCATTGTGTATAACAATGAAGACTCGTCAGATGGGATTCACAGCAGTATCTTCAGCATACGTAGCTTTTTATATGGCTACAAAACAAAATCAAACAATAAACGCTCTAGCTCAAGAAAAGAAAACTTCACGTAAGTTTCTTAGACAAGTTAGAGAGACATTAGACCAAGCTCGTAAAACAGCTCCTTGGCTTATAGCTGATTATATGTTTAATAATAATGGTAAGGATTCTTTTACTTTAAAAACAGGATGTATCATTACAGCTGAAGCGAATAAACCAGATGCTTGTCGTGGAGATACAATTAACTTATTAATTATAGATGAGGTTGCAGCTATTACTCACATGGATGAGATTTGGGCTTCAGCCGGTTTGACTTTAACTAAGTCAAGAGGTAAATGTATTGCCATCTCAACACCGAAAGGAAATTTCGGATGGTATTTCGACCAGTATTCAAATGCTGCAGAGAATGGTTGGACCGTAGTAGAAGCTCATTGGTCTGAACATCCTGATTATATGAAAGGAATGTACCAATTTGTTAAAGATCCAAATCATCCTGAGGGAGGATTTATAAAACACTTTAACAATGAATGGCCAGATGTAGCAGATGCAATCCAATTAAAGAAATATTTCACTAAAGAGACATATCCTTATATCTTAGATGGTAAATTAAGAAGTCCTTGGTATGATTATGAAAGTAAACGATTAGGATTACAAAAGACACGATGCGAGTTAGATTGTTCTTTCTCTGGTTCTGGTAGTGAAGTATTAGATGCTGAGATAATTAGAGCTATGCGTATGACTGCTAAAGAACATTTACCTTTAGATGCATCTGCATTAGGGTTTGAAATAAGAGGTATGTGGAAGAGCTTGAGAATATTTGCAGAATATAACCCGGAACATGGTTATGTTTTATCTTCCGATGTGGCTACAGGAGATGGTTCTGACTTTTCTTCTGTAACTGTTGTAGATATTACAACCAAAGAGGTTGTCGCAACCTATAAAGAGCATGTTGATCCAATTATGTTTGCTAAAATCATAAAAGGTATGGCAATATATTATGGACAATGTATGGCTATTGTAGAATATCAAGGACCAGGTTTAACTGTCTTATTAGAATTGAAAAATAATTTGAGATATACTAAACTATTCTATAGTACATTAAAGAAAGCAGAGCCAACAAAGCCTCAAAAGAGAAAGATTGGTTTTTGGCAAGCAGCTAGTACTAGAGCTTTAGGTGGAGATAAGCTAGAAGAAGTAATAAATACTAATGAATTTAGAATTTATTCTGAAGATATCATTACAGAGTTTGATACTTGGATTTGGGATACTGATGGAAAGAGAAGACATGCTCCAGGGAAGAATGACGATTTAATTATGGCTTTAAGTAATGCTATGTTCTACATTTACTATGTATTACCTAAGCAAACAATGAATAAATCTATGATGGCAAGTCAATTTGCTAGAGTAACAAACGGTAATATGATGGATAATAGTCAAATGTTTGATTGGAGAGACTTAATGAATAAAACAAATTCAGAAGACGTTGGAAATCCATTTGAGCCTGAGCAAGAATAATTGTTTCTTGGGAACTATATTACCATATTTAATTATATAACAGAAAAACAATGGCAGATAACAATAATCGTACACAATCAGATGTGAGTTCATTCTTTGACAGATTAAAAGGTCAAGATAGAATTCGTAAGTCTGATAGTTTAATAGTTCTTAATACTCCACAATCAGATAGAGAACGCCAAGTGAAACAAAAAATCACTTCTATTGTTCAATATGTTAAGAATAAAACATGGAGCAGACGACATATAGAGTTCTTCGAAGAATATCGTAGAATGACTGCTACCTTTCCTATTATTAAAGCAGGTATTGATATCTATGGAGAAGAAATTGTAGCTAAGAATTCAGATGGACAAATCTTTTCTATTAAATGTGAAAACAAACACGTTAAAGAATTATTAGAAGAATGTTTTTTTAAAAACTTAGCATTAAATGCAAAAGGATTTAGAATTGCTAGAGAGATGTGTAAATTCGGTAACACTTATGGTTATTTAATTACTCGTCCGAAAGATGGAGTAACAGATATTGTATTCTTACCTCCAGAAGCCATCATCAGAGAACAAATGTACGATCCATCTAACCTTGAAAATTATAGATTTACTTGGTATGGAGCAGGTGGAGGAGCTTTGTTTGAACCTTGGGAATTAGTACATTGGAAGAATGGTGAAGATATTGAAATGGAACCTTATGGTTCTTCTATTCTTCGTCCTATTGTTGATACATGGAGACGTGTAGTATTAATTAGAGAAGCATTAGTAATCTATCGTATTACAAGAGCACCTTCTAAATTACTTTTTAAAATCGGTACAGACGGGTTGACTGGGGAAGAAGCTTATCGCTTCGCTCAAGACATGAAGAAGGAAGTGCAAAAGAAACCTTTAACTAATCCTCAAACAGGAGAAATAGATTTCAAATATAATCCTATGAGTATTGAAGAAAACATCTTTATGCCTATATATGAAGGTTCTCCTTCAGATGTACAAGTATTAGAAGGTGCTGGAAACTTAGATGCTGTAGAAGATTATAAGATTATTAAAGATGACTTATTTGCAGGTATGAAAATTCCTAAGTCATGGTTAACATTCGAAGAAGATTTGTCTAATAAGTCTGCACTAGGAGAAGAAGATGTTCGTTTTGCTAAAACAATACAACGTTTACAATCAGAATTTGTAGAAGGATTATTACATATAGGAACAGTACATTTATTTTTAAAAGGATGTTCTCAAGAAGAAATGGAATCGTTTACTATTGAGATGAATAACCCTTCAATTGCATCTGAAAAGAAAAAATTAGAATTAGTACAAGCTAGATTAGATATTGCTAAGTCAGCATGGGATTACAACAACCCAGGTTTAAACTTAATGTCTTATACAGATGTATTAAAATCTATATTAAAGTTTACTGACGCGGAAATCGAAACTACTATTAAGTCTCAATTCAATGAAAAGAAAATTGCTTGGAGACTAGAACAGTTAAGAACAAACGGTACTTACGAAGAACCAGATTTAGAAAAGAGAATCGCTCAAATGAGAGGTTTAACTGGACAAGTAGATGGTAAGACTCCAGATTCATTTGGAACTTTAAGTTTCGAAGGAGATAACTTAACTGAAATTATGAAAAAGAAAATCGATCAAGAAATAAAAGAAATTGTTGGTTCTCCTATATCAGGAACACCTAGTCCTAAAATGATAAGACAATTAACAGAAGGAGCTGATCTAGTTAAGAATTTAAAGAAGGCTCGTAAAGACTTTGGTATGGGCTCTAAATAAATGAGAAAAGCAGCTGTTGCAATTATTGTACGAGGAGATCATGTTCTGATGGGTTTAGCATCCTCATCAGATTTTAGATATGGTAAATGGTGTTTTGTTGGTGGAGGAATTGAAGAAGGAGAAACCCCAATGGAAGCAGCTGAAAGAGAATCTAGAGAAGAAGCAGGAATAGAAGTTGAATCCAGAACAGGCGAAGCTTATATTGTTGACGATAAGCCAAGTGTAGTATATGTAGTATGTGATTATGTTAGTGGAAAACTAAATCCTAATCATGAATTTTTCGAAATGGCTTGGTTTCCAATTCATAATATACCTCCAGGATTAGATGTGTTAGAGTTAAACATGAAAATCATTGCTAATCTTTTGAAATAAAGATATTTAATTAAAAAAAGATAATGTCTAAAGAAAAAGAATTAACAATAGCTTTATTAAAAGAAAAGATTGAAAAACTAACTGGTAAGAAAGTTACTTTAAAAGAAGCTAATAAAACAGTTTTAGCTGTAGATGATTTCAGAGATAAACTAATTGAACTAGGTGAAGAAGATTTTATTAATTGGGTTGAAGGAACAGTGTTCCCAAAAGGCGGAGACGCTGTAGCATACGAATTCAGAGATAAG